ATGATGGTGAAGCCGATTGCTACCGCGCGGTCGCCGTTCATGTGCCTTGCCTCAGTCGGCGTGAGAAAACGTCATAGTCGTAGTCGCCGCGATCTACCCAACGCTCCCATTCCCGCGTCTTGTCCCAATCGTCCATCGTGGCTTCCGGCAGCGCCCAATGGATTCCTTCGGGCTTGCACGTTCCCCAAGCAGCACGCTCAAGGTTGCAGAACGTCGGCAGCACGCTTCCGCTGATGGGCGAGAATTGCGGCTTGCGTGTGCATTCGGATGCCTCGATGTTGTCGGCGTTTTTCTTGTAGTGCTTGCAATGTTTGCAGAGGTTCATGGTGTCTCCTGTTGTTGTCAATTGGTTACTGCAAGACGGACTTTACTCACCTAATTGCTACTTGTCAACAACTGTTGCAAAGGAAAATTGTAAAGTAATGTTAACTAATGCAACGGCGCTTGACAAGATAGCTTTGCACAGGATACGATACTTTGCAAGTTAACTTACAGGAGGCAGTATGAAAGTTCAGCAGGCAGAGCAGCATTTTGGCAATCGGCGCAAATTGGCCGAGGCGTTGGGCATTACGAGCCAGGCAGTTAGCCAATGGGCTAAACGGGGGCAGATTCCCGAGGGCATGGCGTACAAGCTCCAAGTCATTACCGGCGGGGCGCTGATGGTCAATCCTGTGGATTACATTCCCGTCGAGCAGCTCGTTGCTGAGATCGTCCCGCAGCAGTAGTTGACAAGGTGGCTTAACTGTGCCATTCTATCCGTGTCCGAGAGAAAGATCGGGCCACGCCGGAAGCGTGAAATGACTCTGCGAATAAACCCATCTACGCATGGGCTTCGTCGTTCGAGAGCGTTGGTAGAGTCTGCTCACTTCCGTCGAGGTCTGAAGCCCAGCCGTAGGTGGGTTTTTCTTTTGGACTACACCGCATTGGGCAATGAGAGCAACAGCGATGCGAGTGGAAAGTGCTACTGGTGGCTAAGGTCTGCAACAGCACGCAGAGAGGTGGCGAAGATAGTGCCTCTGACCGAAAGACTGTCGCGTGTCGCGGCTCCGAAGAGCAGACTAAAGGGCGTACTGGCTAAGGCTACGTGCGCTCACCAAAGAGCAGATAGATACTACTAGGAGAAGCTATGAGTGACTTGTTCGGTGATAAAGCGTTCGATTGGAAACAAGAATGGCAAGACATGCCTGAGTTCGTGCAAGAGAACTTACGTTCCATTCATCAAGTAACAATCAACTTTCTTACCGTCGAAGACATGAATGAGTTTTCTGAATTGATAGGTCGTCGGATCACGTTCACCACTAAGAGCGTTTTGTACCCCGTACAAGAGAAATCTGAAAAGCGTGTTTATGTTGATGAAGCCTAAGCATCCTATCTACATCATCAGCAAGGGTCGTTCTGACTCTCGTCTGACGAGCAAAGCACTTGAGCGCATGAACGTTGACTATCGCATCGCAGTAGAACCGCAAGAGTTCGATGCTTATGCAGCAGTCATTGAACCGAGAAAAATCTTAGTGCTACCGTTCAGCAATCACGGACTTGGCTCTTACCCTGCTCGCAATTGGTGTTGGGAACATTCAATCTCGCAAGGTGCGACATGGCATTGGATCATGGACGACAACATTGACGGGTTTGTTCGTATGAACAACAACAAGAAAACACCTTGTCGATCACCTGCAATTTTTCGAGCTTGCGAAGACTTTGTTGAGCGTTATGAAAACGTAGCACAAGCAGGATTGCAATACAGGTTTTTTGGTGGCGGTCAGAGAGAACCTGTTCCTGCATTTCGTTTGAACACTCGGATTTTTTCTTGCATCTTGATTCGTAATGACGTTCCGTTTCGATGGAGACTGAAATACAACGAGGACGTTGATTTGTCGTTGCAGATGTTAAGCGCAGGTTGGTGTACGGTTTTGTTTCACGCATTTATGCAAAACAAAGCAGCAACGTTGACTGTGAAAGGGGGTAACACGGAAGAGTTATACGATAACGGTAACAAGACAAAAGAAAAGTCACAAATGCTCGTCGATACATGGCCCCACATGGCTAGTCTTGTCATGCGCTACGGTCGTTGGCATCATCGCGTTGATTTTGATGTGTTCAAGCGAAACAGACTCATCAAGAAGAACGTGGTTGTTCGTGAGGGCGTTAACAACTACGGAATGAAGTTAGTCGCACAATAAGGAGCAACAATGTTTGACGATTTCTACGCCAAGTACCCCAAAAAAGTAGCACGCAAGGACGCAGTCAAAGCATTCGCACGATTGACTGCTGAACAGCAACAGAAAGCATTAGCGGCTATTGACGATCATGCGCGGATGTGGGCGGCTGAAGGACGAGACAAGCAATACATCCCTCACCCTGCAAGTTGGTTGAATGGCGAACGATTCGATGATGAAATTTCAATGCCTGAACCGAAAGTGGTGAACTGGTGGACAAGCGATCAACTGACAATGGAACACGGTCGCAAGATCGGAGTACCGGCAAGACCGGGCGAGGATATGACGCAGTATCGCCTGCGGTTACGGGCAGCGTAACTTGGCGCGAAAGAGTAGCAACAGCAGTACGCGTGCAAGGTATGACGCGAGAAGAACGGGCAGCAGCAATGCCTATGTCAGCCGAGATCGTGAGGGCGTTTGCGGCTGAGTTTTCGGTAGTAGAAGTTAGGGCAACAGAAAACAACCTTTTCTATGAATGGATAAAAAAATGATGCTAGATAAATGGTTTCCCAACTTGCACTTTCCGCGTGTACGCAACACCGATCCTGATACCAGCCATGCAGCAGCGGATCAGGCAGCAGACCTAGCCACCAAGCATCACGGCATCATCCTAGCGGCGCTACACATTCCCGGCACTATCTACGACATAGCCGCCCGCACAGACTTAGACCACAACGCAGTTGCTAGGCGCATGAGCGAACTAGAGCGGCTGGACTTGGCTTACACCAATGGCAAAAAGAAAGGCGCGAGCGGACGTATGTGTCGCGTATGGGTGCGGAAATGCTAGTCCAACTGCTTGAACCTGACCCGATCCTGCTTGATGACCCTGTGCGCCCCAATATCAGCCCTAGGCGGCGCATCAAAGGTAAAAATCGTGGCGTTTATGCGTGGGTAGAAAATCGGCAGATATGCGCGATTGTCTGCGTTAGTCAACCGGAATCAATGCCAAAAACAGAGCGCGAACTTTTCGTCAACGACTGGCAACCATCTTATTGGTTGGTGTTGTATTCGGTTTGGTCGTACAAGCCCGGATGCGGCAGCAAGCTAGTGAATGCGCTGGTTAAAGAAATCAGAAAACAAGGATGGTTTCGCATCGTCACTATGTCACCGCAGACTGAGATGGCAAGGCAATTCCACCTAAAGAACGGCGCAAAGCTGCTGCAAGAAAACAAGACAACGGTGAACTATGAATATTGAGCACAGAAAATGAGACACGAAAACATTGACTATACAAAGCGTTATGTGGAAGTCGGTCAACCAGTGGCGGTGTATCCGTTTAAACATCGCGGCAAACCTTTTGTTGGAATTGTTGAAAAGATAACGAAAAACAAATTTGGAAGGGTGTCATATGTAGTAAACGGAATAAATGTTTTTACAGAAGAATTATTCCCGTCTAAGAACCAGCGAAAGATGAAGCTGCCTTACTTTAGACCAATAAAACAACGGTGAACTATGAATACTGATACTAAAGAACTTGTAAAAAAGGTGTTTGGTAAATATGCCTTGATGATTCGCAAAGCTCACGGACATTGGGCATTTTCAGATGAAGAACTGGAACAATTTGTAAACATGATCCGATCCGATGAGCGCGAGGCGTGTGCGAAGGTGTGCGACAGATTCGCAGCGCGGCAAATGCACCCTGCGGAATGCGCCTCCGCAATCAGAGCAAGGGGGAATGAATGAATGACCGCACCCTAGATCAAAACGCCGCGCAATGGCCTATTCTCGAAGCCTGGGCTAAGCAGAAAATATGGGTGGTGAACGGCGCAAAAACGCGCATGAGCGCCGAGGAATGGAAAGACGTACTGACAGCCGCTTTCGAGGGCGAAACGTCGCCACGGCTGGCTATGGGGCTAAATGGAGGGGTTGTTATGCTTGGCAGACGAACGAGCAAATACACCAAGGCTCGATTCTCTGAATGGCTGGATTGGCTGATGGCAGCAACGCACCACGCGGGAGTAACTCTTGACGAAAGCTGAACGGGAATGGCACGCCAAGGTCAGAGACTTGGGCTGTATCGTTTGCCGGTTGTTCCACGGTGTGCGCTCTGACGGGGATATTCACCACGTTTTGTCGGGCAGCAAGCGGGCGGGTGAAATGTTTGTGATATGCCTGTGTCCGACCCATCACAGGAGCGGCAGAAACACCCCTGAGTATGTCAGTCGGCATCCCTGGCGCAAGGAATTCGAGAAGCGATACGGGACAGAGCAAGAATTGTTACAACAAACGGAGCAGCTATGTGCCAATTTTCAACGGTAGACGAACGAAAAGCGTTAGAAGTTCTTCACGGAATTTGCTCGGCATTTCTTGCGTTTGGCCAGGCGCAAAGCGATTACTCTGAAACAGAACTTGCTGAGGGGGTGTGCATGGAGTTGCTGGTTCAGGATATGCGAATCACAATCGAGACAGGGCCGGAAGTGATTGCCGAAATTGAGACAGCTAAAGCTATTCAGAAAGCAGCCCATGTTAATTGACGATTGCCCGACGATTCAATGCTTGGTAAGGAAAGAATTTTTGTATAACGAGAAAGAAGGTCACGGGGAGTTCGTCAAAGCGGTAATTTTCGGGGTGCGGGCAGAACCTGCGCGAGTTCCCATGTTTCAAGTCATGTTGGAATCGGGAGCGCAATGGGCGCGAGTGCCAATAAACAAGATTTGTTTACAGCCTTGCGAACAGTTACCGATTGAGCAACTAGTGTGGTGGGACTCGTATGGCTATGAGTTTGCGGTGCATCAATTCTCATTCCTGAAAAACCACAAAGTCACGGCGCTCGGCAGGGATGGGGTTATCCGAACGGGAAATTACTTGTTCACCCTTGATTGGATGAGAACGGGGTGGTCAGAAACGCCGGATCAGCACAAGAATCACCACATTATCGCCTTGCAAACTGGGCAGTTGATTGCTTACCCAAACAACCGGCTTGTGTGGCTCGACCCGTCTTGGATAGAACCTGCGCCCGACAAGAACTGGAAAACGCCCACGAAAGCAATTTTTGTTGAGGGTTTATGAGACGCGCTGCAAAGGTCGATGCAAATCATGTTGAAATTGTTACTGAGTTCAAAATGCGTGGATGTGCTGTGCTTAGCCTTGCACCTATGGGTAGAGGCGTGCCTGACCTGTTGGTTGCGTTTGGGGGCGTTACTTGGTTTGTCGAAGTCAAAGGGAAGAAAGGCAAGGAAACGGAGGATCAACAAAAGTTTGCGCTCCAATGGACGGGGTGCAGAGCAATCGTCCGAGACAAGCAAGGGGTGAAGGATACAGTCGAAATTATGATTGCTCAGATGGTCAAATTACGTGCTTGACTGGCTGATAAATTCAGAATATCATAGTGAAATTGCTGAAAAAGGGTGAAAAATGGCAAAATATAACGAATCAGCGGCGGCGTTTGTTAGTGTGCTGTTTCACTCGTCAACCGTCACGCACTTCATGCACCTGCAAACCAAGAGTTTCGCGCAGCACATGGCGCTTGGTGAGTATTACGACGCAATCGTTGAGCTTGCCGACAAGTGGGCAGAGGCTTATCAGGGGTGCTACGACATCATCACGAACTACCCCAAGGACTTCCACCTGGCTACCGAGCCGGTCAAGTATCTGACGCAAATTAAGGACTTCGTGGACGACATTCGCAAGGATTTGCCCAGCGAAAGCCAGCTTCAAAACATCGTGGACGAGATTGCGGATCAGATTGATTCGACCCTCTACAAATTGCGCTTTCTTAAGTAATAACATAAATTAAGTATGTTAACAATTTCTGTTACAAATCAACGACATGGCTGCTAGAAAACGGAAAGTTGTGTTGTCTGATGCTTGGAGAGAGAAAATCCAAGCCAGTCAGATCATGAATCGCCTTCTAAAGCACGTTGAGGGCGAGATTGAGCTATCGAACAGCCAAGTAAAGGCAGCGGATATTCTGCTGAAAAAGGTCGTTCCTGACTTGGCTAGGACTGAAAACGTGGGTAATGAGGGCGGGCCGCAGGAAATGGTGATCCGATGGGCAGACTCGAAGTAATCCTGCCTTACTCGCCGCGACCGGCATTCCTACCGTTCCATGCAAGAACGCAGCGGTGGGGATGCTTAGTAGCCCATAGGCGGGCAGGGAAAACGGTCGCAGCTATCAATGACGTAATTCGTGCAGCAGCTACTTGTAAGTCAGCTTTCCCCCTGTTTGGCTACATAGCACCGTACCGCAGCCAGGCTAAAAGCGTGGTTTGGGACTATCTGAAGAACTTCGCTCAGCCGATCATTTTGGACAGCAACGAGGCCGAACTGACGGTGACGCTTATGAACGGGGCGAAAGTAAGGTTGTTCGGTGCTGACAATGCCGACGCTATGCGTGGTCTTGGCTTTGACGGGATTTACATGGACGAGTATGGCGACTTCAAGCCTAGCGTTTGGGGAAACGTTATCCGTCCAGCATTGTCTGATAAACAGGGGTGGGCGGTGTTTGGTGGTACGCCCAAAGGTAAAAACCAGTTTTGGTCGATTTATGAAAACGCCATTCGTTCCCCTCACGAATGGTTCCTGCTGCGCCTGCCCGCTTCTTCGTCGGGGCTGCTTCCTCCATCCGAGCTTGCAGCAGCTAGGGCGCAATTGTCCGAGGATCAGTATTTGCAGGAATACGAATGCTCATTTGAAGCTGCAATCCTCGGAGCTTTTTACGGCACAGAATTTAGAGAACTTGAGCAGCAAGGGCGTGTAACAAGTATTGATGTTGACCCGAGCGTACCTGTGCATACCGCGTGGGACTTGGGCTATCGGGATGACACAGCTATATGGTGGTATCAAGTCTTGCGGGGAGAAATTCATGTTATCGACCATTACGCGGTATCGGGCGCAAACATTGAAGAACTCGCGCAGGTTATCAAGAGCCGAGGTTATCGCTATGGTAAGCATTGGCTACCGCACGACGCAAAGGCTAAGACCCTTGCAAGCGGCGGCAAGTCCATCATTGAGCAGCTTGGGGCGCACTTGGGGATTGGATCGCTGGCTATCGTCCCTGATTTGTCGATCCAAGACGGCATCCAGGCAGTAAGGAAGATGCTCCCGATCACTTGGTTCGACAACAAATGTTACGAGGGCATCGAGGCATTGAAGCAGTATCAGCGCGAGTACGACGAGGATAAGAAAGCATTCAGACAGACCCCGCGACACGATTGGACTAGCCATCCCGCAGATGCTTTTCGTATGATGGCAATCGCATGGAAGCAAGAGCCGGTAATCAGAGCGCCGGACAGAGAGAAGCCTCTGATGGTAGGCCCGACAAACACAGTTACCCTTAACGATATGTGGTCGACTGTTAAACAGAAAGGATCAAGAATATGAGCGGCGTTTCGTATCCCTACGCGTATGCGTATGAAACCGTTGCAGCAAGTCAAACCGCGCAGGTACTGGGCGGCGCTGGCGCGAAAGGCGATTATGTCCATCGCTTGATCGTGGTCGCAGCGAATAACACCGCGTCTAACGTAACGCTGATTGATGGATCGACCAGCATCGTCATTACCGGCGCGACGACTCCCGTCGGCACTTATAGCCTCGAATTGAACATGGCAGCGGCTACCGGCCCGTGGAAGATCACGACTGGCAGCGGTGTGAGCGTCATTGCTGTTGGAATCTTCACAGCATGATGAACAAGCCGGGGCTGTACGCCAACATCCTAGCTAAGCAAGAACGAATCAAAGCCGGTTCGGGCGAGAAGATGCGTAAGCCAGGCGATCCCGGTGCGCCGACTGCTAAAGACTTCCGCGAATCTGCTAAGACTGCAAAGCCGGAGAAAAAATGAGCGCAGCGTGGACTCGTAGCGAAGGCAAGAATCCCCAAGGTGGTCTGAACGCCAAAGGACGAGCTTCGTACAAAGCTGAGACGGGCGGCACATTGAAGCCACCGGTCAAGGCAGGCGATAACCCGCGCAGAGCGTCATTCTTGGCACGAATGGGTGCAATGCCCGGGCCAATGGAAAAGAACGGTAGTCCTACTCGATTGGCATTGGCGTTGAAAGCGTGGGGTGCGTCTAGTAAAGAGGATGCTCGCGCAAAGGCTAGTGCAATCTCGGAGCGTAATCGTGACTGAACAAGAACGTCTAGCGGCGGCGCTTGAGTATCAGCAAGCACAGCAACCGGCAAGGATGAACCCTAACCTAGCGCGTCAAGGTGCGCGAGGGCGGGAAAACATGATGCCGCCTACATCCATCATGGACGAGCGTTATCCGGCTTTCAAGCGCAATCAAGAAGATGTAGAGAAACTGATGCTCGGGCTAGACATTGTTGGATCGGCTATCCCGCTTGCTGGCCCTGCGGCTAAAGGTGCGGTGGCGCTCGGCAAATACTCTGCACCACAGATAGCACAAGCACTAGAGAACTACACGTTCAAGACCGGCATGGCGTTGCCGGTTGCTCCTATTGGGCCGAAGAAACAAGCGTTGATCGATGCGGGGTACTATCATCCGATTGGTGGGGGCAAAAAATTAGAAGTGCCAATCTCAGAAATGTTATTTACGGCACAAGAAAACACGCCAAAAGTTGCAAGAACCATTATTTCCCCTGAGTCTATGCAGGGCAGCACAATTATTCCTGCGGTTGGCGACAGAACCGCAGCAGGAATGCTGCTGACTGATATTGGTGGTAAGCCATTGAACAGTCCGGTGCAGCTTGAGGGCGGCGCAGACTTTATGCGTACTCATGCACCTTATGGGGCGGCTTGGGCATCCGATAAGGGTGTGATCACCGCGCTATCTAAAAAAGTGCGAGAGGCTGGCGAAAAGGGCGATGTATATATGCCGCACGTGGCTATGTCTCATACTAGCGGTGATTTTTCTAACATGATGGCAGATGCATTGTTAGAACAGATGCGTGCAACAAACATTTCCAAAACTGCCAAACTAGAATTTGACCGTTCGATGCGAAAAGTGCGTCCCGAATGGAAAGGCATTGACGATCCTGAAACACTTGCCGACATGAAAAGCAATGGCGCAATCAGGACTGCTTTCGTTGCCGAAGCTAACTTAGACAAATACGCAAACAAAGGTTTTCCAAGCATAGCCCGCACGCGGGTGGCTATTACCGACCCTAACCTGATGGATGTGCCAATTCATTCAACGGGCTACACGGTGGCAAAAATGAATCCGCAAGGATTGGTTATTGATCAGCCTCAAGCGCCGCATGGCAGCTACTCGCATCAACTTGGCGGCACGTATGCTGGTGGCTTTGAAAAGCCAATACCAAGGGATATCATGTTTCCTAACTTTTATGCCAAACGCCGAGCAATGGGCGCGGATGTAGCGGGTGACATGAGATCATTTCAACTGGGTAACCCGGTGCAGGTGGGAAATCAACAATGGTTAGACGGGGTTATGAGATATCTACAGGGTCGCTGATTTTGAGCGCGTGCCGAAGCTGCCGATAGACAAGAAGTAACCTTTTTTCGGTTTCCTCAGAAAATTCTTTAGGTTCGGATTGTTCGCTCTCAATAGCTGAATGAATGAAAGTGACTAAATGTTCAAAAACTATGTTGTTATCTTCCATTTTTGACTCCTTGTAAACTTTGTTGAGTATACCATTAAACACACAAATGTTGACAAGAAAAGTTAATTAGATCAAGACGATGGAAATTGAAACAAAAGGACGTGGAGCGCCGCTAGGCTTGGGCGATCAAAGAGATCATTGACAAACAGCGAACAAAAAGCCGTAAACATACTAGGACGAGAATAATGGAAGAGCAAAGCACAGGCTTGCAAAAGCTGCTGCATAACGTCGCAGCGTATGACGGTGACTTTAAGAAGTGGGAAGCCCGCGCTCAGAAGATCATCAAACGTTACCGAGACGACAACCGCAGTCAGAACACGAACGAGACTGCGAAGTTCAATATCCTATGGTCAAACGTTCAGACGCTGATCCCTGCGGTGTATGCGCGTCTGCCCAAGGCTGATGTGTCGCGTCGTTTCGGCGATAACGATCAAGTGGGACGGGTTGCCTCGCTGCTGATAGAACGTGCGCTCGACTTCGAGATTGAGCATTACCCCGATTTTCGCAGCACGATGAAGCATTCAGTCGAGGATCGTTTCCTCGGTGGTCGCGGTACATCATGGGTGCGGTATGAGCCACACGTTCAAGCTGTCGGTATGCCCGAGGATGGGTTGGAGATTACCGAGGATATTGACGAGCCGGAGGCGAACAATCAAGTCTTGGCTGGCGAAGAACCGCTAGAGCAGATCGAATACGAATGCGCTCCCGTTGACTATGTGCATTGGAAGGACTTCGGGCACTCCGTTGCCAGGACATGGGAAGAAGTTACCGCTGTGTGGCGATGGGTTTACATGACCCGCGAGGCATTGGTAGAGAGGTTCGGTGAGGAAGTCGGCAACAAGATTCCTTTCGATGCAGGCCCTGATACTCTCAAGCAATACGGGCAATCCACCAAGGAACACACCCGCGCAAAGATTTGTGAATACTGGGACAAGGAAACCGGCAAGGTTTACTGGTTCAGCAAGTCGATGCCCAACATCATTGACGAGCGCGATGACCCGCTAGAGTTGGAAGGATTCTTCCCCTGCCCGCGCCCGTTATATGCCACAGTCACAAGCGATACCCTCGTCCCTGTCCCTGATTTTGTGCTGTATCAGGATCAGGCTAACGAGCTTGATATTCTGTCTGACCGCATCGATGGGCTGGTTAAGGCTTTGCGTGTGCGCGGTGTGTACGACGCTTCTCAGCCTGCATTGCAGCGACTGATGACCGAGGGCGAGAACAACGCTTTGTTGCCGGTTGATACTTGGATGGCTTTCGGCGAGAAAGGCGGCTTGAAGGGCGCGATTGACTTCCTGCCCATCGACATGATTGCTCAGACGCTGATTCAATGCTACCAAGCGCGAACGGAAATCAAGAATCAAATCTACGAAATCACAGGTCTTTCGGACATTATCCGAGGATCGTCGTTTGCGTCCGAGACAGCGACTGCACAACAGATCAAGGGGCAATACGCCTCGATTCGGTTGCGTGCCATGCAAGAGGATGTGGCGCTGTTTGCGACGGGCTTGCTCCGTCTAAAAGCGCAGGTTATTTGCACCAAGTTCACTCCCGAAACGATTCTCATGTACGCTGCTGCAAATCAGCTAGAACCGGAAGATCAACAGTTGATTCCTCAGGCACTTGCGCTGCTGAAAGATAAGCCCTTGCGGAATTTCCGCATCGAGGTCGCAGCGGATTCCCTTGTGCAGCTTGACGAACAACAGATGAAACGGGATCGGGCTGAGTTCATTGCCGCATTGGGAACGTTCCTGCGGGAAGCCTTGCCGCTTGGAACGCAAGCGCCGGAAATGATCCCCATGATCGGCGAAACAATGAAGTTCATGGTCGCATCGTTCAAGGGTGCGCGGCAGCTTGAAGGTTCGATTGACGCTGGAATTAACAAGATTGTGAACCGCCCGCCGCCACAGCCGCAACAGAATCCCGAAATGATGAAGATGCAGGCTGAACAGCAAATGACGCAAGCGAAGATGCAAGCCGATGCACAACTAGAGCAAGCCAAGATGCAAGCCACTATGCAGATTGAGCAGGCTAAATTGCAGCTTGAGCAAGCCAAGACGCAGCGCGAGGTCGAAATTGAGCAGATGCGGGCGCAAATGGACGCTCAGAAAATGGAGTTTGAGCGCCAAAAGGTCGAAATGGAGGAGCAATACAACCGGTGGAAAACGGAACTGGATGCAGCAACAAAAGTTACCGTGGCGCGAATTGGGGCGAATCCTGGCGTGGATATCCCGCTGGTTGAGGCTGCAACTGCCTCTGCTGAACGCATGACTGCCGAACTAGGCAACGGCGTGCAAATGGCGCTGCAAAACGTCGAGCGGCTACAGCAGGACATGGCGATGCTGCACGATCAGACTGCGGGCAAAATCGACAACCTAATGAATGTCATGGCTGCACCGAAACGCATTATTCGTGGGCCTGATGGCAAAGCTGTCGGGGTTGAAATCGCAACATGAACGGGGGTTGGGACACCGGTACTTGGGACGAAGCAACGTGGGATTACGTTCCTACGCTGATCGACCTTGATACGCATGACGGCGACAAGCTGAAAGATCGCTTTGCAAGGGAAAAGGCGGTACGGGAGGAGCGTCGCCGGGAAGTTCTCGCCCTGTATGAAAGAATTGTTGAGGGCAAGGAAGATATCCCCGAAGTTGTCGAGCCGCTCAACTACATAACCAAACAACAGATTTTGACAAGCAATCTTAATTTTGATAAATTGATTGCCGATCTTAAGAATGCTGAACAGATATGGCATCAGCACGTTGAAATTGACGATGAGGAAGTTCTGTTACTTCTATGAGAAAACGCTGGATTTATGTTGACGGTGAGGCGATAGAAGTTGGTGAATACCAACCGACTGCGGTGCACCATGTAATGCCCGACATTCAGCCTTATCAGTCCATGATTGACGGATCAATGATTACTAGCCGCAGCCGCCACAGGGAGCACCTGCAAGCGCATGGCTGCATTGAAGTCGGCAACGAAAAGATGGAAACGAAAGTTGCTTCGGTTAAGGATAACCGCAGAGAAGTATTGCGGGCGCAACTAGCAAATATGACTCACGCAGATGCAAACAAGATGTTGAACAAACTGCGCGATGACGCACGATTTACCCGTAACCCCCACAGGGAGAGATAAATGAGCGATCTAAACGCAATTGCACCAGTTGAAGATACCCGCA